TTGATCCGGCCCCGCATCAGTTGACCGTCCCAGGCATCCTCGGCCCAGGCCGTCAGATGCGACGGGATCGCGCCCTTCTCCTCGGTCGTTATCGGGGACGCCTTCGCCGCAACCGTCGAGGTATCGGGAGACGATCCACGGATCACCGATGAGACCTCGACCCAGTCAAGGTTCCCGATGCGCCTGATCACTGTCGACACGTCCTCTCCTTCATGCGTGATGTCGTCGTCCTTCGGGATGTTGAACCCAACAGACCACTCGCGAACATAGTCGCCCGCGACGTTGCTGAAAGCGTCCCGGCCCGCCTGGGTCTGCATATTCATCTGCATCCGCGTGAACAGCCGGTACTCGTCTCCCTCGATATGCCGGGGCTGCGCGAATACGACCTTACCGACCAGCTTGCCCTGGTCGTGACCCGACAGGACAGGGATCGGAAGGTTGCCCGCGATTGAACTATCGAAGGCGGTCGGCTCCACGATGTCGCCGTCGGCGTCGATCACGCCCATCGAGTTCGTGTACGCCTCAACGATCCCCTCGGCCTCGTCGACGGCCTTCGCGCTGGCGATCATGGTCTTGTGAATCATAGAGTCTCCTCCGGCTTATATCCGCGTGGCATTGGAGTCCAGTTGAGCGTCCCGTTCGGATGGTCGTCGATCATTGCGGCAGCATCCAATGTGTAGACTTTCCCGTGACGTTCAGCGCATGTCCGACCGTATGGATCGCCTGGGTCGATGTACGTGTCGTCAGGGTCGCCGTCCACGTCGTCGGCCTGCACATATCCGAATCCCTGTGCGCTGAAAAATCCGATTGTGGATTGGTTCTGGCTGCGCATTATTTCGGTGCGGGCGATCAGTCTTGACCGGTTCTCGGTCTCGCCCAGGATCGAACGGATACCAGGGAACTTGTCGTCCGGTACGCCCCGCGCCAGTTGCTCGATGGAGTACCCGCGCTCCAGTCCGATCCCGACCGCCCTGCCGATAGCCTTTGAGGTGGTCTTGTGGATCATCGCGGCCCGTGTCGGTGCCTGGGTCAGTACCCGCTGCACCGTCGGCAGCTTGTCAGACCAGTCGAGAGTCCCGGCGACGCCCACGTCGTTGATCGCGCCGAACGTCCGCTTGGAGACCCGGCGATACGCGGCCTCTAATATCTTCTCCATGTTCCCGGTCTCGATCGGCGGCAGCATGTCGACGGTCTCAAACGGGTACTCCTTCGTTGAATCGGTCTGCCGTTCCATGTGACGGCCCAGGATGCCGTCAACCCGGTTGCGGATACCGCGGAAATGCGTGAGAGTCTTAGCTGCCAGGGCGTCGGTTTCCTCCTCGCGCTCTTCAAGGATTCGACGAGCCAACATACGACCGCGAGGGACGACGCGAGGAGCTTTGACCTGGGCGAGAATCGGGTGGGCTTGTTCGATCGGCGCGGCATCTACCGCAACTGGTGCAGCGTCGCCCTCGGCGACCTCAAAGACCGACGACGGGATACGCCGAAGCGCACCTTCCGAAACCGCCTCAAACCCCAGAGCCTCCCGCGTCTCGTTGAGGGTGATAATGCCGCCCGCGAACAGGGCCGTCAGGCGAGTCGTCGTCGCGGCCTGATCGTCCAGCGTGGCCCGCATCGCGACCCAATCAACCGCGAGGGTCTCGTTGCCGGTGTACTCGTCGAACAGGTTAGCGTTGATATATCGGAGGATACGGGAGACCATCGGCTCAAGGGTTTCGCTGTGGAACGCCAGCCGAGCCTCCCGGTAATTGCTGAAGGTGGATCGTTGGAGTCCGACGTTCGCCCCGACTAGGATCGGCGGGACACCGAACACCGCGCAGATGCGGGATTCGGTCAGGTTGTGCAACCCACCCAGTTCCATGTCCTTCGGCGAGTTCGACATCGGCTGATACTCGGCGTCATCGTCGAGGATCGCGACCCGGTGGAAGTTGTTCGTCCCGCCGAACTGCGACCGCCAACGCGACCGGATCGTCGACGCCTCCTCCTGGGAGGTCAGCCGCCGCTTCACTTTGAGCAAGCCAGATGGGACGCCAGCATTGGCGAAATACACCTTGGCGAAGTCGGTCATATTGAGATCGAGGTTAACGGTACGGGCCGCAACCTGGAGAGGGCTGAGGCCGTAGATGTCGCCCGCGGGATTCGGTAGGGCGAGGTGGCACATATCCCGCGCCTCGACGCCGTACTCGATGCCGCCGACAGTGTAGATATAACTCTCTGCGCCGTAGTCCCCGGCGACGATGGTGACCCGGTCGGGCCGCAGGAGATACATAGCCGAGACCTGATCGCCCTTGCCCCGCTCCTTGATGATGTAGCTGTTGCCAGCCACCATCAGGAACGTGACGAGCCGCTCGACGAATGAGTACCAATCCGCATAAGGGTTCGGCTTGGTGGTCAGGTCATACAGGACGCCGCGTTCGATCTCGACGCTGCCGCCGTCAGTCGAGGGAGCCTGGACATAGTACCGGGGCGATGCCGCAGAGGTCGCCAATTCCCTGATGCAGGCGTGGACGATCTCGTTCTTGGAATAACCCTCGGAGGCGAAGTTGGCATAGTTGACGTCAGGATATGACGCCTGCCCCACGTCGAGGTTGAGCGGTACGGTGGTCGATAGTTCTTGCTGTTTGCGGAACAGCCCATCCCAGAACGGCAATAGTGACCTCCACCGGCGTTCGGGCTTTCGCCTCGGACACTGCGCCGGATCGGGCCACTGTTATGGACGATACCACGCCGAAACACACCGCGTCAATCTGCCTCGTTGCGGGTCTTGCACCGGCTGCACACGATCACCGTACCGGACACGGCCTTCTCCGCGAGGAGTTTGCCGCAACCGATGCACCGGAGTTCTTTGCACTCAATGCTCACGACAGCACGGCCATCAGTTTATTTCCCAGATGCTCGCTATACGCTGGCGGGATAGCTTGGCTCAATTCCCGGCGTGTCATCCAGTTGATCCCCATCACGTCTCTGAATTCCTGGGCCGTCACTGTACGTCCGAGGGCTGTCCATGTCCCTGTCGGCGTCCCATTACCAGTAACGGTAATGACCTGTTCGGGGTGGTAGCAGGGATGGTTTAATTCCAAATCCACAACCCACGACACCTCAAAGTGTCGTACTCGACGAATCCTGTGTAGACCTACTTGGCACCCACAGATACGATAGTCGGCTCGGATCGGTGCGTCTCGGACGTTCTCGATAATGTATGGCAGCGTGGACTCAGATAGCAACGCCCGAATAGGCGGTATGAGATTCGGATGCTCCTCGCGACGTGGCACGAACCCAGCCACAAATCGCTGGCAGGGCGGCGACGCCCACACCGCGTCGAAACCGCTCAAGTCCACGGTCAGCGCGTCCTTTTGGTGGAACTCAAACGGATAGTTCGGCTGCGGTTTGAGGTCATAGCCCACCACCTCAAAGCCTGCACGGTGCAACCCCATCCCGGCCCCGCCAGCACCACAGAACAGATCAGCTATGCGAGGCTTCATGTGACCGCCCTGGCGCATCCGTTAACAGATTGACCGTTGACGACCCACACCAGCGGAGGATATAGAATCACCATACCCCGACCCCTGCCGCGCCTGTACGCCCATATACCGCCAGGGCCAGGGCCATCACGCAGTCGTCGTGCATCCCGTCCGGTGCGGAGTACCTGACGCCCGTTCGCGTGTACTCATAGGCGAAGGCGTCCAACTCGGAAACGATCACGCCCTGCGGATACCGCACCTCCCCGGTCTGGATCGCCATCGCTAGACCCTCCATCAGATGCTGCTTCGATGGCGACGAGAAGTGATAGCCTTCGACGTTGGACAGTTCCCGCTGGAGCCGTTCGACGATAGGATCACCGACCCCGGTGGAGTCCACGATCGCTGACGTCGTGCCGATCTCATGGGCCAGCCGTCGGACGGTTTCCTCCCAGGGCCACTGATACCGGTCGAACCGGCAGACGGCTCCCGTGGCGTCGAGGCCGACTACGACCGTCCAGTCGACACTCTTGGCGAGGTCGACCCCGTAGACCACCGGAGGTTCGCCGGAGACGTCCCCGATGCAGGCTCGGATAGCCTCTTGCCCAAACGGGTTCCCGC